CATGAGGTTTTGATCAGGGTCATAGACAGTTTGGCTTTTCTCTTCTTCCTCCCTGATGTGCGCGGCCAGTTGTTCTTGTAGCTTAAAAAACTCGGTCAGGTTTCTGACAATGTCGATCTTGACCTGAGTCTCGTCAACTGCGACATAGGCTTGCTTCTTTTTCGCCAAAGGCTTTGCGCTGGCGGCTGGCTTTGGTTTGCTGCCAAAGAACGCAAGCAGCTGATTCCAAAAACCATGAACCTCTTTGCCAATTGCGATGACTTCATCAGCAGTGGCTTTGATCTCAACAAAGGATTCCTTGGCCTGCTTGTATAGGTCACATCCAGCTTGGATGTTCTTAACCAATCCAGCCGCAAGCAGACAGATGCTGATCGGATCAATTTATAGCCCCTAGAGCTTTAGAACAAGCGTCAGCAGCATACCAATGATGGCAGCGCATGAGCCGATCAATATCTGCTCAATGCGCTTGAGTCGAGCGTTGATGCTCTCATATCGAAACTCGCAAATCTGTTCGTGCGTGTCGAGTCTGGCCTCTACTGGTGTCATGATGCGGCCTCAGTAGGCGCTGGCTCGGTAGGTGCTGCCGCCGCTGCTTCAGCATCTGCAAGTGCTTGCGCTTCGGCAGCCGCTGCTGCTTCAGCCGCTACCTGTGCCGCTACTGCCGCATCATGTGCTGCTTGTTCTTCAGCGGTGTATTCCACTTGTGTGGTCACGCCTGTCTCTACATTTACTACGATTCTGTGTGTCATGGTTTAGCCTTCATAAAGAATGTTGATCGTTCCAGCATCAAAGGTATCAGTGCCGCCTACAGTAGTTATGCGTACTCTGTCGAGAGTAGCAGAAAGCGATTTAGCCCCACCGCAATTAAATGCACAAGCAGCATCACTTCTACCTAAAACACCGTTTGCACACCAAGTATTTGCTGTTGCATCAAGTAAAGTAATTTGAATAGCGCCATGAAAAATAACAGTAGCACCCATACCGCCACCAATACCAAAACCAGTGGTTTGTAAAACTGCTGAAGTCGTGCTTCCATTAAAAACAGAAGAACCAGACCCTAAATATCCGCTTGTTTCTACACCGCCAGAATCACCAATTTGTAGCAATGGAATATTTGTTCCGTTTGTTGACACGCCACTAAAATTTATAGTAATGCGCTTCACCCAACTAGGGATACCTGTGAAGTCAATGCTTGTACCTGATGTAGAGGCAACAGCAGTGCCAGAGGTAATCCCCAGTACCGCACCTGAGTTGATCGTGACGCTTGCTGATCCATCAATTACTGTACTCATTGTTTAACCCTCGTAAAGAATATTGATTGAACCAGCATCGAATGTGTCAGTTCCATTGACGGTGGTGATGCGGACAATATCTAATGCACCGCTTAGTGTGACATCACCAGCCAACAACATCATAATTCCAGACCTTGTTATTGTTCCAGATACTGCATAGCGATTTGAGGAATTCAAGCAAATTACAAAAACACCAGACATAACACTAGCCGCTGATATACCAGATGAACAAATATAACCAGATGTTGCAGTTGTGTTTGAGCCACCAATATCAGTACAAGTTGATGTGTAACCGCTTGTTGTAACAGTGCCAACCCCAATTCTGCATTGAAGATTACTTGTTCCGCTTGTGCTTACACCATTAAGGATTACTGTTACCCGCTTCACCCACGCTGGCAAACCAGTGAAATCAATTGATGTCCCACTGGTAGACGCAACAGCAGTGCCTTGCGTAATCCTTTGCAACTGCGCCCGAGACGCATTGCTGTCAGTGCCATAAAACTGGCCGTTGTATTCGATGTTGCCTGTCGCTGGCGTACCGATCAGCGTGTCAGATGTTAAAACAAGTATTGACATGGTTATCCTTCGTACAGAATGTTGATAGTGCCAGCATCGAATGTGTCTGTGCCGTTGACGGTGGTGATGCGTACTCTGTCAAGAACATCTGATAATGTTTTATCTCCAGCAAGAATGACAGTTTGAGATGTAGATGTTTTAATCATTCCAGATGCAACCCAAACATTTGACCCTGTAGTCGTTAACACTACATGACCCGAACGAATATCTGCCGCAAGCGATCCATTTAAATCAAATCCAGCCGTAAATGAACTTGTTCCAACAGCAGTGCTAATTGATGATGATGACCCAACATAACCTGTAGTTTCAATACCACCAGAATCACCAAGTTGAATTCTTACCAAAGAAGTTCCACTTGTACTGACACCAACAAACATCACAGTGATGCGTTTAATCCAACTTGGCAAACCTGTGAAATCAATTGAAGTGCCTGATGTAGATGCAACCGCTGTTGCCAATGTATTGACAGCATTTGTCGCAGTGGCGGCTTGAAGTGTCAGCGTGTTTGTACCCGCAACAGCAGGCGCTGCTACTGTTACGGCCCCGCTGGTGTCTCCCGAAATAATTACTGATGACATATTTTTTTCCTTTAGGTCTACAAAACCACCCAACGCGCACCACTTGGAATGGTGACGGTGATGCCGCTGTTGATGGTGATGGGGCCAACACTGTGCGCGTTGTTGGAAGAGCTTAATGTGTAATTCGTTGTCACGGTGCGCGTGTTCTCATAGAACACTGTGTCTGCACCACCACCAGTTGCACCACCACCCACTGATGACCAAGCAGTGCCGTTGTAGCCTTCAAACTTGTTGAGGGTTGTGTTGTATCGGAGTTGACCGGCTGCCGGTGAACCTGGTCGCTGTGCCGTAGTACCTGACGCAATCTTGATCGCATCGGTTGCTGAAACAGTGAATGTACCGGCCACCGCCAATGTCTTGCCTGAACCAATATTCAAGCCGACTGATGTGCCAGTGCCATCGCCCTTAAAGACTGCATCCAAGGTATCAAGATCAGTATTGATCTTGCTTCCCCAAGTGTCAGTACTTGCGCCTACTTCTGGTTTGGTAAGTAGTAGGTTTGTTGTAGTTGTATCAGCCATTATGAATCTCCATCAAATCCCGTGATTAGGGTGAAACCCAAATTGAAGTTCTGCCGATTTTCTTTTGCAAACAGCTTCAAAAAAATCATGAAAATATCCTAGAAACTTTCCACAAATCCTTACTTCCCATCTAGTTTCATCTCTTCCAATTCTATTGCTCAAAGAGACTCCAACAACACCAGATTTATTGTGTACTGGTTTTGATTGGTTTCGGCTATTACCATGACTATCAGTTTCTCTTAAATTTATAATTCTGTTGTCATGCCTTACATGGTTTTCATGATCTATTTGATCTGGATAAATGCCATGGACATAGAGCCATGCCAGCCTATGAGCGCGATGTTTAACACCATCAACTCCAATAGCTAAATACCCACGGTCAGTGAAACCACCAGCGATTGATCCTTTCGCTGCTTTTTGTCTTCCTACCGCCCATGTAAAGATTCCAGTCTCAGAATCATAGTGCAACACTTCTTTCAAGCGTTGTTGCGTCAATGATTCTGTCTTTGCCATTCTTTACCCCTTACGCGGCTTCTTGCCAAGTGATTGAATTGTCTGCTAAATCCGTCCAGTTTTCTGAGGTGTCAGAAACTGGTGTCCAAGATTCCGAGGAATCAGGCACTACGCCCCATCCGAAACCAGTCAGCGTGCCAGCCAAGCCAGACAGAGCAACGCCACTGAGCGCCACTTCAACAGAATTGCTAAAAGTGACTGTGCCAACCGCCCCTGTACCCTCAACACCTGTGATGTCTTGGAGTGTGAGAACCGCACCTATTACCGTTCCAACAGCGCCGGTGGCGGCATTGCCTGTGATGATTGGCGAAACAAAGACCGATCCAACAGCAAGAGTGGCGGCATTGCCGGTGATGGCAACAGTTCTATCAATCCCAACCGTACCCACATTGCCAGTGGCAATCGTGCCATCTTCTTGAATTGATCGGCTGGCCAATACCGTGCCAACTGCAACAGTGGCTGAATTGCCACTGATGACAACATTGCCTATGCCATAGACACCAAGCCCATAGTAGCCTGAACCATAAGCAGCCATGCCGCTGCCCCTTGGTTAAGCCAACCGGATCAAACCGGTGCTGGCATCGTTAACAGGCATGGTCAGCGTGAATGTTCCAGCAGTCACGGTCTGACTGCCAAATGTGTGGACGCTGACAGCTTTGTTCGATTGGCTTGAGTTGTAGATCAACACGCAATCAAAGGCTGTGGATAAAGTCACCGCAGAGTAGGTGATGCTGGCGCTTGGCGTGACGAATGCTGTCGTTCCGCTGGTGCTTGGTGCAGTGCCAAATGTCACTGTGACACCGCCTGCACTGTAATTAGTACCAGACACCTCGCCAGTGGCCGTGTATGCGGTGGTAGAGGCATCAATGGTGGCGCTGGCTAAGTACAGAGCCGCCTTGAAAGTGTCGGCGGCAGTTGAGGCGCGGACAACGCCAGTGCCGAAATTGTGAGTGCCGGTCAGCAACTCACCTTTGAAACTTGTACACATTCCCTGCGCGTTTGCCATGACTTAATCCTTATCCAATTGCAGCCGCAACGCCATCGGCTGCGACACTTTGTTTCAACACAACATGGACTGATCTGTGTACCAGTTCGTCATCCAAACGATATTCAACCCACGAAATGATCTCTCTGTCGTTCTCAGTCGATCCCTCAGACTTGTGCAACAGTGATTCGTCCATCTCGCCTTTGGTGGTGGTAATCATCATCCGAATGTCCTCGCACGCGCCATGAGAGCGCCTCCACTGGTTGAGCCGCGATCATCTGCAATCTGCAACTGTTCCAAGCCAGCGAGATATAACGATGACCACACTGAGATTCTCGCATCATCTTGCAAGTAAGGCGCAGCCTGCAAAAGTGAACCGTACAGATACACATCAGGCGCTTGTGTCAGCAACCAGTTGGTGGCAACAGTCGATGACAACTTTGTCAATTTGGCGTAGTAAACCAAGTCAGCGGTGTACGCACCATCAGGAATTGGCAACAGTCGGAATTGGTTTCCCACCACGGTGAAATACAGTGGCTTTCCACTGGACAAATAGGTAGTGTTTGACAACTGATCAAGCGCATCAATGGTCTGGAATGTCAAAGATGTCACCGGATTGGTGTCGAGCTTGACGGCCTTGGCCTCCAAAAAGTCATCTGGCACTGTGCCGTACTCAGCGCCAGCCGCAAACGATGCAGTGGCACGCACAATCATCTGTCTTGTGCGGAGTTGTCTCTCCATCTGTGCCTCGGCCAGACTGATGAAGTCAGGAATCACTGAGGTCAGATCAGACCGATTAAGCCAATCGGCCAGAGATGATTTGAGTTCGGTGTAAGTTGTGAGAGCCATCAGACTGCCTCTTTTTCCATCTGTTCTTTGACAATCCAAGTGTGTTCATGTCGGAATTCAAAAGTGCCAATGTGTCCGATTTCCTTGGATACATCATGGTCAATATACACCTTGAACCCAAGTTCTTGAGCCTTCTTGCAAAAGAACACATCCTCGCCCATGTAGCCTCGGTTGTCGTACTGCCATGGCATATCAAACCATGGCTCAGTCATTCCTTGAAACACTTCGCGCTTGATTAGCATCACGCCAGTGCCAACAGAGCCGACTTCCTCCAAACCAGTGGATTCAGGCAGCGAAAACACTGGTTTGCGCTTTCCGTTCTCATCGTAATTCTGTGCGGTTGGACCTGTGGGCATTCTGCGTCTGGCGCAGTTGGCCGCCACAATGTCCACATCATGCGCCAGCAACCGGCCAATCATGTCCTGCGGGAAAGTCATGTCCGAGTCAATGAACAGGATATGGCTGCAACCCTCGCGCATCGCGTCCAGACACAAATCAGCACGCTGATTCTGGATCAGTGTGCCTTGCAAAATCTTGAGACTGACGGCATCAGTGGTGTTGAGCGTGTGATACGCAACAGCGTTAACCATACAGTAGGTGTACTGCGTATGTACCATATCCCGCGCTGGGGTGCAGACTGCAATGTATTTCATACTTCTTCCAGATGTTTCCATATGTAACCATTTTTAATGGCACGAATCATTGATGCGGAATAATTAAATTTGGCTGATAACTTTATAGATGTTTCAGAGCTAGATTTAATTTCACGCACTTGATCTTCTGTTAATTTTGCATTCCCATGATTCATACCTTTTGCTTGTCTGTTTTTAAGCACTTTGTCGGTCATATTATCTTGTTGTGTTCCTACAAAAATGTGATCTGGATTTACACAACACCTTACATCGCAATGATGTAAAGCCATCATTCCACTAGGTATAGGTCCATGCTTTTGTTCGTATGACACTCTATGTGCATAAAAAGGTTTTTTGCCAGAACAAACTCTGCCATATCCACTTTTTTCAACTGTAGACATCCATATCCAGCAACCAGATTCTGGTATTCGGGTTATGTTTCTTTCTATTTTTTCAGAAAGAGGAATTATTGGTCTTGCCATCAAACTTTACCTGGTCGCACTCTGAAAAATCGATTATCACTGTCGTTGAGCCAACGCTTCATATATTCCGGATCATCCAACTTGCCCTCAGACTTCAATTGAAAGTAAACCGTCTCAGGAATGCTGGCCACATGATGCCATTCACCCTTCCAGTTTGCTTTGTTGTCTATGGTGGCAAAGTCACGCTTGTTGGCCTCGATGACAGCAGTCAAATCCTGAGTTGTCTGAATCGTTGCCTCATCAGTCAAATCGTTGTAGTGCCAAGTGCGTGTGATCCCTTTTTCGGGGCTTGCATCAAAAAATCGTTTTTCCATGTAAGTAGGGGGAAGATTTCTCCTCCCCCCATTCCTCTCAGTTGATTAAGAAGTGATCAAGTCTGCTGCCAGACCGTGAGCGTTTTCAGCCAACACCTTGTGGCCGAATTCGATCAACAACATACGCTTCTCAGCGTCACCAGTCTTGGCCAACTCAACTTGTTGATATGGACGCAGCACGGTCATCTTTGCGTACTCAGGATCAATCACCCATGCGTCGCGCTCGCGCTGGAAGCGGTTGGCGATGACGGCAACATTACCAAAGTCAGACACATAGATGTCAACTGCACCGATCAACACGGCAGGCTTTTCGCCACCGTTGATGTTGAAACGGCTGGACGCAATGCCAGAGAAGCCAGACACGCGCTGCTTGTTAACTGGACCGCACATCAAAATCTTCGGTGTGCCGCCAGCAGACCACACCTTTTGAATCACATTCTTCAGAATGGTTTCAGTAAAGGTGCGCACATTGCCGTCAGTGCGAGCACTGTTTGGCAGAGTGGTGTAGCTGGGGTCAACGCCGTTGGTTTGCTTGTCGGTGTTTGTCTTGACAAACGCGCCCAAAGAAGCAGTAGCGCGAGCTGTGGTGGTGTTACCAGCAACAGCAACAGCCCCATTCAAGAATGTGAATTCTTGGTCACGCTTCAACTCAGCACCGCGCTTGGCAATCTGATAAGCCAACTCAGAACGGCGGCCTGCTTTGTTGACCACTTCTTCAGTGTTCGACAAGATGATGGTCTTGCGAGCAATCTGCGCGTAGTTGGTCAAACGAACAGTGGCGGTCACTGAGTCGAACGATGCGACATCATCACCTTCCAACTGAGCGTTGGCGGCAGCATCAGCCAAGGCATCGGTCTGCCACTCAAACAAGGTGTTGGAGATGGTTTCGCGTCCAATGTTGGACTGGTAGGGGGTTTCTTCGGGAGAAATGTTTGTGATCACATTGCTCAAATCTTCACGGATACCCTTGGCAGAGTATGTGGTGAATGTATTGCTTACGATAGACATGATGGTTTCCTTATTTCAAGAGTTTGTAGATGGCATCAGCCGCGTCATCGACACGGCCAGTTTTTGCAAGACGCTGTTGTGCTCGCATCGCTTCTGTATTGTTGGAGACTCTCCCTGCTGCACCAGGCTTGGCAGGTCTTGGCCCATTGTTCGTCACTGGCTTGATCTGTCCACGCTTGGACATCATCTGGTCGTACAGTGCCGCTTTTCGCAGCAACACAACCGCCCTGTGATCCACAACATTCTTCAATTCATCAGGTGAGAATCCAGCCTTCTGGCCGAATTGAACAAGCATTGCCTTCTCAGCAGCCGCCTTCTTTGAGTCTTTCCACTCAGGTATGGCGGCCATCAAAGCCTCTTGTTCCTGCTGCAACAACATCTGATGCTGTTGCATCTGCTCTTGCTGTGACAACTCAGAGAGTCGCTGCTTTTCCGATTGGATCGCCGCGTTCTTCTCTTGGTTTTCACGCATCAACTCACGCTGCCTTACCCACTCGATGGGGTCTTCCTGATAAAGACGATCCCAATCAATGTTCGGCTGCGTTGCCTGCTGAACCTGTGCCTCTAGAGCACTCAACAATTGAGCGTACTGCTCGCGCTCGGCACGCACTGCCTGCAACTCTGCCTCGGTCTGTTTCCTGACCTCCGCAATTTGCTGCGTTTTGCGTGTGTAATCCTGAGTTCTTGAGTATCCTTTTTGGAGTTCCTCCAGCGTCACCTCGACTTCTTTACCGTCAACCTTGACGGTGAAGACTTGTGGCTGTTCTTCCTCCTCAGAATTCTCATCTTCTTCGGATTGTTCGGAATCAGTTTCCTCGCTGTCCGCGTCTGCATCGGTCAGCAACTCCTCATCTTCCGCCGCGCCCTCATCGGGCAACTGCGCCTCGCTGCTCTCCTCTTGTCCCTCATCGGGGAGCATCCCAGCAAGTGCATTGGCCGCTTCGGCCATATTCATCGGACCTTGTACAACACTCGCCGCTGGCGTTGGTGCTACTGTTTGCATTGGTCTATTCCTTAATTAAACAAGATTTTTTTGTGCGCGTTCGATGGCACGCTGTGCCACCTTGCCGTTGTCGATCATTTTGGTGAGTTCGTTCTTGAAGTTCTCGATGGCACGCAACTGCGCCCAACAGATTTCACGCTTGGCAGCCTCTTCAGGCTTGCTGTTCTCAAACTCCCACAGCAAATCTCCACGCATCTTCTCCAAGGCCGTTGCAAATACCTCGTCCTGCATAAACTGCTCGGACTTTCGGCCTTTTCTTACCTGTTCTTCGTTCATTGCGCCATTCCATTGAAGTTAATAGGTGGTGGCGGGACGCTGGCCGCCGTCTGCACAGCCTGTTGCACAATCGCCGCCTCTTGCTTCATCGCCTCTCGGTCAATGTTCTGCATGGCCACGATCTCTGCCGTCCCAATTTGTGTCTGGTACTTTAACTCTAATTCGTACTTCTTGAGCATTAAGTCTTGCGCTAGTTGATCTCTTCGATAATCGTCATCTCTGATCATTTGCTCGCGCTTCAACTCCAGCTCGGCAGCCTTCTTCTGGATGTCAGCCTGAATCGACTGCGCCTGCACCTGCGCCAGCACTTCTTCTGGAGTCGGTTTCGGTGCGTCTTCTTGTGGCATCTGGTAGTCAGCAGGCAGTGCTTGGAAATAGCTTGATGCGTCTTTGAAGCCTGACAGCTCAATGATTTTCTGAATCGTGCGGATGTACATGGCTGGTGTCACCACAGGATTGCCCAAGCCAAACTGCTGCATGATCTGCTCTTGTTTGCCAGCGATCATGGTCAGGGCTTGGATGCGCTCGTTGGTGTCGCCATTGCCCAAACCAATGTTGATGGACACATCCATGTTGGCATTCCAGACTCTGGGATCAATCTGCACCCACTCATTGCGCAACCGCACCATGCGTGGCTTGTCTTGGTGGGTGGTGATCAGGTACAGGATGCCCTTAAAGAGCTTTTTCATGCCCTCGGCCAAGATGCGTGCCTGCAACTCGATGCGGCCTTGGCTTGCGCCAATGGTGGCCGCCACCGCTGCCTTGGTGCTCGACTGCAACGCGTCAGCATCCAAGCCCATGGCGGCTTTGCTCATGCCAGTGCGGTCTTCCTTCATCGCGTCCATGTAGTCCAGCATCGGGAATGCGGCCTGTCCAACGAATGGGCTGGAGAACGGCTGCACCATGCCTGGCGCTCTCATGCGAATGATTGCGCCTGTCTCGTTGTTGAGTACATCGTCAATGTTGACCTGCCCTTCCACCACTGCGGTGCGCGGGTGGATCGACTGCGCCAGCGAATCCAAGGTGTTTCGCAACACTTCGGACTTGATTTCTTGAATGTCGTGCGTCAGATCGAACACCGACATGGCTTCCAATGGGCTGGTGTGTGGCTCTGGGTCGCAGGGGAAGTCCACAAATGGGATGTAGCTGGCGGGTAAGTTCCGCACCACGGTGTAGCCTGAACCCATGCAGCAAACCTTGCGGAGTTCAGCGTGCTTAATGGCTGACGCGCCAAATACTCGTCATTGCTGTCCAAGTCGGTGCTGGAGATGTTCTCCTCAATCTCCTCCAACTCATAGCCCATCTTCAGCAAATCGTCCACAGTGGCCATTTGACGGTGGGCGATGATGCCTGCATCCTCAAATGATCTGGCTCTGCGGTCAATGATCAACTCTTCGGGTGGCACAGCCATGATGCGGATACGCCCATCCTTGGTGGTGCGCTTGATCTGCACATCGTGAACCATCGGCACAGGCATGGGCAAACCAGTGGTCATGTCCATTTGTGGCATCGCGCCTGGCTCTGGGTAGCTGACAACGATCTTGACCTCTGCGCCTTCTTGCATCAGTACCTGTACGGTCTGGTCATCGAGTCCCGAATACTCGTCAATCTTGACCTCATCCACCTCATCCCACCAATACTTGGCGATGCCGCACTTACGCACCAGCGAGTCTTTGAACAGCGCATAGGTGGTCATGAAACCATTGTTGTCGTTGGTGAAGACATAGTTGGCGTAGTCAGTCGCCTGCTGTGCGCCTGTCACATCTTCAGGTCCGCGAGGCACAAATTCCACGACATTCTCGGTGCTGAAAAACACACGCATGAGGCTTGGCAGCATGGCTGACACTGTGTCGCGCACTTCCATGGCCACGACTTGGCTTCGCCCATCTTCTTCGTTGCCAAAGGGGTCGCCACGGTAATACTCAGTACCCTTGGCGCGGATGGGAGAGACATCGGCATCAATGTAGCTGACAGCATCCTCCAGCTCACCCGCCACAATGCCTTGCAATTCGGTGTCGTCCATCGGCTCAATGGCCGCCATGTCGGTGCTGATGTTCATGTCGTTGATCATTTCTTGTTCCTTGCAGATATGGCTTTTGCCTTTGCTTTGGCATCGGCCTTACTTGACGCGCCCCACGCTTTGAGACTCAACAGCAAGCGCGTTGGCTCGCCATCCTTGTACTCTGGACCAGGCATATTGCCCATTCTCGCAAGGAATGATGCCCTGCGCGGGTTGTCGCCACTCTTGACTGGCGCTTTCAGATTCATGCCCTCGGCTTTGGCGCTGGCGCGTCCCTTCGCATTCAGGCCGCCTTTCGGGTTTTTTCCTTCACTACGCTGCCACGCTGGTGTCTTCATAGGGCACTTTCTTCAAAATCACATACATGGAGTCAACTGCACGCGGCAGTCGCAGTATTTCCTCTTGCGGCAATTTTAGGCTTGCACCGTACTCACTGAGACGCATCTCCAAGTGCGAAAGATGAAACCGACTACCCTTCCAGCCCAAGTACCACGCCCATTCACAGTAATACACCCAAGATTTTTCGTTGAACGCACGCACATGAGTTGGGTCTTGCCACGCGCCATGACTCAAGTCATAGGGCACATGAATGTGCATCTCGCCACCCATCTCCAGCAAATCCCGACAGTTGGTCATGGCCTGCACTAAGTTCGGTATGTGCTCCAACACATCATTGGCGATGATCTTGGCAAAACGCATATCAGCTTGAGGCGCAACACAATCGGTTTCTAATGGCTGACCGATATCAACCACCCAATCAGCGCCAACATCATGGCGAATGTCAGCATTCACGCAATCGGGCTTGTAGTCCTTGCCTGACCCCAGATTAAGTGTCAAACCACTGTTTTGCATATTCAGGTCGGTGTTTACGCAGCCACGGCATGGCTTGCTGAATGAGTCGGTTGCCGTCTAAGCCAATCGTTTGGCTGCCAATGTGGTGGACATAGGACCGACTCAGGTAATGGTGAAAGCCTGCTTTTCTCAAATCCTCGCAGTGCACATCATCGGAATACCAATTCAGTGGAGGAAATACAGCCGCACTCCACGCATCAGCGCCAATCCATGCAAAGATAGGGGATGGGCATTCCAGCGGCACAATTGCGTCCTCATAGGGGTACTTGAAGTAGTACAGCTCCTGATTAAAGGGATTCGATCTGATATTTTGCACAGGTCTGGCCGCATCGCAACGCGCTGAAACCCAACCCACAGGCTCGCCAGTTTCCTCTTTCAACTGACGGACATCCTCCATCAGCAGACGGTAACTGGTGGGTGTCAGCACAATGTCATCGTTGGCGCAGATCACTGACTCAAAACCATCAGCAAAGGCGCGATTCATGATCTCGTTGTAATCAAGACCGAAATTGTGCGGTGCACCAAAGATTTTCAGGTCAGCGTCAAAGCCGCCAATAATGGACTCTGGACCGCGCAAATACACAGGCACTTCGGGA